GGCATCCCTCAAGGCTGGCGGCTGTCCGGCGCAATAAAAACCACAGAGCGCAAAGTGGCCGAAAAAGCTCTTATACACGGTGGGCAGGCAATGATGACATGGTGCGTAGGCAATGCCCGTGTTGAACCGAGGGGCAATGCAGTGTTGATTACCAAACAGGCAAGCGGTACAGGTAAAATTGACCCCTTGATGGCTACATTCAATGCCGTTGCGCTGATGGCGATGAATCCGGAGGCGAGATTAAAGAAATCCGCCTATGATGGCTTGACCGCCGAGGAAATTAAAGCGAGGATGATCCTGTAATGACAACCTGGGCAAAAAAAGATTATTACCGGCCCGATGAAGTGGCTATCTACTTCTCGATTAACAGGCGGACGGTTTACCGCTGGATTGAAACAGGCAAGATCGAGGCCGTAAAAGTTGGCAAAATGCTAAGAGTCCCAAGAGAAGCATTAGAAAATATTATAATCAAAGAAATAGACCAATAAGACCCTTTTCCCTCAAAAAAAAATTAAAAAAAGTAAAAAACTGTGACATTAGTGTACTTTAGTGTACTTTAGTACGTTGCGCCATCCAAAAATCTTTGTCAAACTTAATGTAGATATGAAAATTAAAGAATGTAGATATGAAAAATAAAGTGAGCAACATAATTATGTGAGGCTAACAATCGGCATTGGCTAAATTTCTCTCAACCATAAAGTCCTGGGTAACAAGGGCGCAACACGTCTTTGATGCACGGGATGTTTTTGTTTTTGGGGGGATTGCTCTTATGGGGTATGGCCTTTTTTTGCTTCGTCCGTGGCTGGGTTACAGCGTAACGGGGGCGGTGTTGATGGCAATCGGGCTTTTTATCGGCAAAGGGGTTAAATGATGGGGCTGTTATCAAAACTTGAAGCGAGATCGTCTCTTGCAACTCCTGAGAAATGGCTGGTTGACTATTTTTCCGGCGGTGGGATCGAAACATCCGCAGGCGTGAATGTCACGTCGTCAACAGCGATGTATTATGTAGCTGTCTTCGCGTGCATTGACATACTTTCCCGGACGGTGGGCAGCTTGCCGCTCTATCTCTACAAAAGATTACCCGGCGGCGGCAAAGAAAAAGCTCGCAATCACCCGCTATTTAACCTTGTCCGCTATCTTCCGAACCCCGAAATGACTGCAATGAGGTACAGAAGCACGCTACAGGGGCACCTTGCATCATGGGGTAATGCTTATTCTTACATAGAGTGGGCGCGAACCGGTAGGGGTGCAGGGTATCCAAAAGCTATATGGCCTATCAGACCCGACAGAATACAGGTTGAAAGAATCAACGGCAAGCTGATTTATAAATATTTCCCAGGGACAGATGATTTTAAATTCAGCAATAACTTTACTATACCGGACGGTTATATGCTCCATATCCCTGGCTTCGGCTATGATGGTGTTATAGGCTATTCACCCATATCCCTGGCCCGCGAGGCAATCGGCCTCGGTTTAGCAACCGAAGAGTTTGGATCGCGCTTCTTTGGGGCGGGGACACACCCGTCAATGATAATTGAACATCCCACGTCGCTTAAGGACAAGAAGGCTTTCCGTGATGCCGTCAGTGAAGTTGTCACGGGATTGGGAAAATCTCACAAGATTATGCTGCTTGAAGAGGGCATGAAGGCAAGCAAGGTCACAATAAACCCCACTGATAGCCAATTTCTCGAAACGAGAAAATTTCAGATTACGGAGATAGCGCGCTTATTTCATGTGCCGCCACATATGATAGCCGATCTCGACAGATCAACGAATAACAACATCGAACACCAGGGGATTGAGTTCATGATACACACGATGCGCCCGTGGTTCGTTCTGTGGGAAGAGGAATACGACCGTTGCTTGTTAAGGGAAGATGAAAGAGGCGACTATTTCTTTAAATTTGATGCAGATGCCCTTTTACAAGGGGATATTGCGGCACGATACACAGCATATGCACAGGGCAGACAGTGGGGCTGGCTATGTGCAGACGACATACGAGACAAAGAGAATATGAACCCGCTCCCGGATGGGCAAGGGAAGATATTTATAACCCCGTTAAATATGATGTCTGCCGGTGATGTTGGCAAAAATAACGTTGAAGGGGGAGGAGGTGGCGCAAATGCCGACAAAAACAAACAGTAACATCGAAAATAGACATATAGCCGCAGCAGAATTAAGGACAATTACCGACGATAACGGCCTAAAACACATTGTCGGGTATGCGGCCTTGTTTAACACCCTCTCGGAACCGTTGTACGGGTTCAGGGAAAGAATAAAGCCGGGCTGTTTCCGTAATTCGTTGGCAAAAGATGTGAAATGCCTCTGGAACCACGACAGGAATCTTATATTGGGTAGGACAAAAAGCGGCACATTGATGCTGTCAGAAGATGAAATAGGATTAAAAATCGATTGCATCCCCCCTGACACAGAAATGGTAAGGGGTTTTATGGCTTCCATTGACAGAGGCGACATAGATCAGATGTCATTTGCATTCCTCACCAAAACCGATGATTGGAATATCGAGAACGGCGAGACAGTAAGGACTCTCATCGAAGTAGAGCTTAAAGACGTTTCACCTGCAACATTCCCGGCTTATACAGACACCTCCGTTGCGTTACGGAGTTTAGATACATGGAAGGCAGGGCAGACGCCAGAAAACGAGGGCAATAACGCGGAATCCCCTCCTGGTGTGTCTATTCTGAAAAAGAGACTTGAATTAAAAGAAAAAAATACAAGGAGGCACACACAATGAACGAAAAAATCAGAAAATTGCTGGCCGAAAGAGCAAAAATCATCGCTGACCAGAGGGCAATACTTGACAAAGCAGACGTCGAAAAACGGGGCTTGTCAGCAGACGAAACAACAAATTATGAAAACATGGACAAAGAATTTGAGCGCATTGACAAGGAGATCAAGCGAGAAGAAGACCTTGCAAAACGCGAAAAAGTTGTCCAGGAGACGGCGGACACATTTAAACCCGCTCCCGAAAGCCAGAGGTCAGACGCAAAGCCTATTGAATACAGGGGTTTGACTATCCCTGTTGAACCAATGGCCGAGGCAAGGGCAAAATTGTTTAACGCCTTCCTGACAGGCGGCATAGAACATGCGAAGGTCGAAGCAAGAGCATTGCAGGCCGACCTTGACATTTACGGTGGGTTTCTCGTTGCTCCACAGCAGTTCGTGATGAAACTCATACAGGCTATGGATAATCTCGTTTTCATTAGAGACCTGGCAACCGTTTACCCTGTGACTAAGGCAGAAAGCCTCGGTGCACCTTCTCTTGACAATGATCCGGCTGACCCATCATGGACAGCAGAAATCAAAACAGGATCAGAGGACAGCACAATGTCATTCGGGAGACGTGAATTAACCCCTCATCCATTGGCAAAACTGATAAAAGTATCTGAAAAGTTGCTTCGTGTGTCGGCTATGGACGTGGAAAGCCTTGTCGTCCAGCGCCTTGCATACAAATTCTCGGTAACTGGTGAAAATGCTTACCTCAACGGCTCCGGGAGCAATCAGCCTATGGGTGTTTTTACGGCTGCGACAGCAGGCTTCGGGATAAGCACAAGCAGAGACGTTACAACCGGCAACACGGCGACTGCAATCACATTCGACGGCCTCATGGAAGCGCTCTACAGCTTGAAGGCGCAATATCACCCAAGAGCCACATGGATATTTCACAGAACGGCGATAAAGAACCTTCGCAAGCTCAAAGACGGTGAAGGGCAGTACATATGGCAGCCGAGCGTTAAAGACGGTCAGCCTGATGCTCTCCTCGCAAGGCCGTTCAAAATGTCCGAATATTGCCCGAGCACCTTTACTGCCAGTCAGTACGTCGGTATTGTAGGCGACTTCTCTCATTATTGGATAGCCGATGCGCTCTCAATGAGAGTACAGAGATTAAACGAGCTTTACGCGGCAACAAACCAGATCGGGTTTATAGGCCGTCTCGAAAGTGACGGAATGCCGGTGCTTGAAGAGGCATTCGCCCGCGTAAAACTTTCAACATAATGAAATTTAAAAAACAAGGAGGTAACAGACTATGAACCTTTCCAAAAATGTAAAAATAGACCAGGTGTTAGGCTATTATGCAGCCGGTACAACCAAAAGAACCTCGGATATTCTCGACATGACCGGTTGGGACGGCGTGTGCTTTATTGCCGGGCTCGGTACAATAATCGAGAACGGGACTGTTGATGTGTACCCTGAGCAGAATAGTTCCAATAGCACCGTCGGTATGGCGGAAATGGCCGGGACATCAGCGTACACAGTCACGGCAGCAGCAGCAGCTTTAACAAAATCCTGCATAATTGTTGACATTTATAAACCTCAAGAAAGATATGTCCAGTGCAATATAACCCCGGCAGTCCAGAACGCGGTTATTTTGGGCATTGTTGCAATCCGCTACAAAGGCAAAATGGGGCCTGAAGCAATGGCAACCCCTTATCCTCTCAAGGCCACTATGCTCGTAAGCCCGGATGAGGAGTAATCATTAAAGGAGGCGACATGAAAAAGTATCTTTTACTCGTTTTCGCTGTTTGTCTTGTGGCAACGCTGGCACTGGCAGCCGATACGACATACACAACAAAATTCTATGTCCAGCAGGGCGGGGATAGGGCGGTTGTTGCA